GTTCTGCGCGCCTTCGCGGGCGGTCGGGTTGCTCGGCTCGTAGATCGAGGAGCGGGCGTCACCAATGCGGTGGGCAAGAATGAGTTGCAATGCGGGATACCCGGTGCTTTGCGCCGTGGCGCGAAAGAAAACCTCGCCGTCGCGGTCGATGGCAACCGAGGCGATGCGCTGCATCTCGCGCCAGGTGTGGCGGCCTTGGATGTCGGCCACGCGGCTCCACTGCTCAAAGAAAGTTTCGGCGGCATTGTCCCATGCCTCATCGCCGCTTCGGGCCTGCGGGCGGATGCCTGTGCCGGTAGCGTAGCGGGCTTTCTCGCTGATGAGGCCGCGGACGAAGGGCATGTTGTTGTAGACCCAGCGGGAGAGTTTCATCAGGCGCTCGCGGTCGGCGCCGGAAACGTCGATGTGGCTGTCGACGGCGGTGGCGTTATACGGAAAGCGGCGCTGGATGGAGGGGCGCGCGGCGTCGTAGCTCTGGGCCTTCGGGCTGAAGGCGCGGGTCACAAGTTTCCAGCGGTCGGCGAGTTTCATGTCAGCGGGTAGTTGAAGGCGGCGATGGTGGTCTTGTTCGTCTTGCGGGTGAGCCAGAGCTCGAGGTCGGCGGCGGAGAGGTCTTTAATTTGCTTCCACGCATAGAAGGCGAGCTCGGCGACGGTGCCGGCGGTTTGATCGGGCGGGAGCGCAAAAGAATAGCTCTTGCCCCCCATAGAAACGGAAGTGATGACCTTGCCCCCTTCTTTGGCGACTGCGAAATTGTTGGAGGCGATGGCCTCAAGCGCGCTAACCGTCTTGGCCGCGTCTTTATTGTTTGCCACCCAAACAGAAAAAACGAACGAGCGCGGAGTCATTATTCCGCTTGATTGTGTCAAAGCAGAGCGTTTGACATTCTCTGTAAAAAGCCTATAAATGGCGATGGCGACACGAGGTCCAACTCGTCCCGCCATCTAACCTCAAACATGAGCAAACATGAATGAAGCTAACCCAACTGTAATGTCACCGGATGGTGCAGACAAGGACGCCATTCGGCGCGCAAAGGCTGCGAAATATAGGCGTGAGTCGCTTATTCGCCTCAAGCAAGACCCTGAGAAATATGCTGCTTTTTTAGAGAAAGATCGGCGTCGATGCATTCTTAGGCAAAAACGAAACGGCGACCAGATCCGCGAAAGGGACAGAAAGAACTACGCCAAGAGCCCTACCCGCAAACTTATCTCGGCGACCCGCTATTATCACGAAAGCAAAGAAAAAGACCCGTCATTCATTGAGCACAAGCGCGAACTTTCAAAGAAAAGATACGAGCGCGATACGCTGAATCCAGAGTTAATGGCTCGGCGGACAGGATGGCGCAAAAAGTGGAGAGATAAGGTTTTTGCTGATTCTGAGCGTCTTACCGCGCAAAGAAAAAAGCGCGCCAAGTATACTCGCGTGAAAAGAAGAACAGACCCGATGTTCCGCATGGCATCGCACTTGCGCGCCCGTCTTTGCTCTTTGCTTGCTGGTAAATCCAAACAGGCGCCAACTTTGGCGCTGGTTGGTTGCTCGCTGAGTTTTCTTAAAAGCCATTTGGAGGCCAGTTTTGATAAACGCATGAACTGGGACAACTACGGAAGCTATTGGCACGTTGACCACATTGTTCCGCTTTGCGCTTTTGATCTCTCAGACGCAAGACAACTTGCCTTGGCGATGAACTGGCAAAACCTTCAGCCGCTTGAGGCGATAGCCAACAAAAGCAAAAACGGAAAAATCACGAATCCGCAGCTTCATTTGCCGCTATTGCAGGCTTGATGATGTTCCCGTATTCGGCGAGGGCGAGGATCATGAGCTCGCAGTCAAGCATGTGGTCGGGACGGCGGCCGATCTGCTTCCAGATGTAGTTCTCGCGGCCAGTGAGCGGAGAGCGTTTGACCACTTTGCGGTGCGAATCGAGGTGCGCTTTGTATTCCTCGGAGGCATCAGCGGCCACCGTCCACGCCGGGCCTTTGCCGCCGCGCAGCCATTCAAGCACATCCTGCGCGGCGGGCGACGAGAACAGCATGAGGAAATATCCGCGACGATACGGCTTGAGGACGGAGATGGCTTTGCGGAGCGTCTTGCCGAATTTCACGCCGTAGCCGTCCGCGCGGTCTTCGCCCTTGGCCGGGATGTAGCGATTGCGAAGACAGACATCGAGCACCTCGTCGGTGCGGAAGCCTGAGTCCACCACCACCAGCTTTGCCATTGTTCCGCCGATGTTGCGTTGCTGGTCGAGGCCAAGTTCCTGCACTTTAAATTCCAAGTCTGCCCAGGTCGTGAGTCGGCCTTCGTCCACAAGTTTGCTGCTGCCGTCTTTAGCAAAGGCGCGGCAGGCGAAGTAAAAGCAATCTTGCTGCACGTCCACGGCCATAATGCGGGCGGTGCCTTCTTCGGGTTCGGTGCGGAGGTTGTATTCGCCAACGGTGAGCGGGCGGGATTCGTCGGTCATGGCATCTTCCCACGGCTCGGCGAGGATGCTGTTCACAAAATCTTGCAGGCCCATGAGCGAAGACTTGTCTTGCAGGAATTTGACGGCCAAGGCGCCGAAGCTGCGGCGAACCGAATACAGCGCCGACAAGTGATAGCTGCGATGCCCCGGCAATGCGTTGGCGTTCTCCGCGCGCCATTCCCCTCCCCGCAGCATCTTTGTCTTCAGCGCGTCGGTGATGTGGCCGTTGCAATGCGGGCACTCAAGGCGGGCGGTTTCGCGGACGCGCTTCAGATCCCATTGGTTCTGGTCAATGCGGGCGTCATCGTCCCATTTCATCATCGGCCACGAAAGCAGGGTCATCTCGCCGCAATGCGGGCACGGCAACCAAAAGCGGCGCTGGTCGCCTTCCAACCACGCCTTCCAGATCGAGCCCTCCTGAGTCGTGGGCGTGCTGGTCATCACGATCAGATGCATCGGAAAGGACGCGACACGCTGGACGGCAAGCTGCACGGCGGCGGCTTCCTGCTTGGTCTTGGTTTTGTATTTGTCCACCTCGTCCAAGCAGAGAAGCGAGATGGAGCGGCCCGCGAGGTTGCCGGGGCTGTTGCTGCCGATGAACCAAAGATGCATCCGCGCAAACGCTTGGTCGAGGTTCTTGAACTTGTCTTTGTTGCGCGGAAGTTGAGCGCGCAAAACCTCGTTGTCATCAATCATCACTTGCCAGCGCGACTCGCTGAAGCTCTGCGCGTTGGTCTGGGTATCCAGCACCCACAGCGCGGGAGCCGGGGCGCGGACGAGGCGGTAGGCCATGCCTACTTGGATGGCTGTGCTCTTCGCCACTTGCGCCCCGCAAAGCAGCGCCATCGAGCGGACGCCGCTGGCAGGGTGGAAGCAGTCAAGCCATTCGCGCATATACGGATAACTGCGGACGCGGAACGGCCCCGGTGACGAGGTGAAGCGGGACGAGAAAGACAAGTTGGCCTCGGCCCACTCGGTCACGCTTTGGCGCGGATGCGGCACCCATTGGGCCCGCCACATTGCCAGCGCCTTCTCGCGGCTATCGGGTATCCACGCGCAGCGCATTGCCTGTGTTGCTCAAGGTGGAGAAGACTTGCTCCAAATAGTCGGCCACGGCATCGCGGGCCAGTTCGGGGTCGTGAGGGTTTGCGGCCATTGCGATGGCGCCCGGCATGGCTTCCAACAAGGCGCGGAGCTTGCCGACTTCTTCGGCAATGACGGTTTGCACTTGATCCCTGTGCATGAGGTTTTGCGACTCTTGCTCGGAGCGCACGAGGTCGCGCTTGCGGATCTCGTGGGCCTCTTCCGCGTCCTTCACCGTGCGGCTGGCGGCGCTGCGTTCTTGAATCGTGCTGGCCCGCTCAAAGTCATTGACCGCGATGCGGCGGAGTTTGTCGGTGACGGCGAGATCGTCGGGCAGTTCGGGCAAGGCAGAGAGGCCGATGGGCTCCGGGGGAGTTGGCCCGGAGCTTGCTTTGGTGCGTTTTGTGCTTTGGTTAACCCGTCGCCATGCCAGCGCGTCTTCGACGCTGGTTAGCGGCATTCCGCGCTTGGCGGCTTTGGCTACGGCTTGCTGGCTGATGCCAAGCGCCTTCGCCATTTGACCTTGAGACAACCCGTTCCCCACAACCCACAACCATTGTCAAGGGTTGTAGGCTCGCAGGAAAACATCGGTCTGGTTCGGGCACT